GGTGCAATATCGGTACTGTTTGCTGGCAGACCTGTATGAGGCGGAATATATGCGTCACCTTCACCAATAAATTCATTAGTTCCGGCCAGCAGATTATAAATTTTTATGGTCCGTGGTTGTTCACTCATTCTGAATGCCATTACGCAAGCCTCACAATATAGTTAAATGCGATGTTTTTGACGGTGTTTTCCGCGTTACCAGCAGCGTTAACGGTGATGGTATGTCCATGTGAACCAATCGCAACGGAGTGCGTATGAGCACCAATACCGACAGTATGTGCGTGTGCGCCTGCGCTTGCAGCAGTGCCGGACAGCGAGTGGGTATGAGCACCATCTGATGATGTCTTCCCTGCATTACGAGTCTGGCCACTACCGCTTGTTGTGCTCATAATCCCCGCGCTTAGATTTGAAATCGCGGTATAACCATTAGGGAAAATGCTCGTGTTCGTGCCACCAAATGCACCGGAACTCTTGTGTTGGTGCGCACCGGCACTATTTGCAGTCCCGCTAATACTATGGGTATGCGCCCCGGTGTTATTCGTGGATTTGGTTCCGTAATCAAACGACGATGTGTTTTTCGTCCCCAAATCCGTACTGGATACGCTGGCGCTGTGGGTGTGCGATTTAATGCCGTCCTGTTCCTGAGACAATACGGCCCGACCACTGGCAGGTTTGCCCTTAATCGTCCAGCCACGCATATCAGGGATCACACCTGACGGATAAGCGGCTGCAAGTTTCGGGTAAGCAGATTTGTCAAAAGTCTGCCCCTGCATCAGGGCATAACCAGACGGAACGGTATCTGATGGCCACGGGATTGGTGCGCCGACTGGGTAGCTTTCTGGTGGAAGATTTTTCGAGGTATAAACTTCTGCCCAGTCTTCCTCAAAACCATAGCCATCTCTTGAGGAACGGTAGAACAGACCTCCATTTCTGTAATGTGCCTTCATCTGCAAGGTCCGGCAACTTCCGACTCCGGTATAGAAGTTAACCAGAATATAGCTGTTGCCAGAGCGGGTGACATTGTAAGCGCCTGATTCGGCATTCCAGGGAACGGCTCCATCCGAATCCGCATAAGCCCCCGTCGAACGTCGGGCAAATGCACCAATATTTTCCGGCGTGAGGTTAATATCCGCCGAGCCATCAAACTTAACACCGTTAATTTTTGGGGCTGCCGCAAGTTTCGTCGCGGTATCGGCGTTCCCCTTCAGTGCCCCGGTGATCCCATCAGTAACAGACAACGGACCTGAAATAGTCCCTCCAGTCGTTGGCAGCGCTCCAATATCTGATGGTGTAGGTTTCTGATGTGAGCTATACATCGTATAAACAACACCACCGGTAACGCTGGAAGGCTTACTCGCTGAATATGTTGGCGAGGTATAAATAGAAACTGACGCATTTGTAGTACAATCCCAATGGATATTTACACTCGTCGCATAATTGCCAATCTCAACGTAAATATCATATGTATCGCCGGATGTGTTGATCCAGGCGAAATTCGTTAATCCGACGGCTGTACGCTTCCACAAAGCTCCGGTATCCACCTCAACCGGATCGAAGGCTTCACCGGTCATGGTGTATTTGCCCTTGAGCACGGCAGAAACTGCCTGCATCTCTTCGACCTGAGCAATGGCCAGCTCTTCGTCACGCATGTTCTGCATGATGATGCGACGGCGGCGGTAAGCCGGGTCCGCCAGATTCTGCGGATCTTCATCCGGCAGGCGACGCAGGGTCATCTGCGGATTCACCTCATGCTTGGGTTTGACATATCCCGGCGTAAATTCAGAGGTGGAGCCGCCACGGGAACGGATAACCTCACCGGAAACAATCGGCGAAACGTACAGCGCCATGTTTACCAGTCCCGGAATTTGTGAGAGATAGACTTTCTCCGTAGTGAAGGGATAGCTCTCACGGAAAAAGAGACGCAGAAACAGCGGATCAAACTTAAATTTCTGCTCATTTGCCGCCAGCAGCTGGGCGGTTGTGTACATCGACATAAAAAAATCCCGTAAAAAAAGCCGCACAGGCGGCCTTTAGTGATGAAGGGTCAGGTTAAACGATGCTGATTGCCGTTCCGGCAAACGCGGTCCGTTTTTTCGTCTCGTCGCTGGCAGCCTCCGGCCAGAGCACATCCTCATAACGGAACGTGCCGGACTTGTAGAACGTCAGTGTGGTGCTGGTCTGGTCAGCAGCAACCGCAAGAATGCCAACGGCAGCACCGTCGGTGGTGCCATCCCACGCAACCAGCTTACGGGTGGAGGTGTCCGGCATCAGCGGGGTCATTGCAGGCGCTTTCGCACTCAATCCGCCGGGCGCGGTTGCGGTATGAGCCGGGTCACTGTTGCCCAGCGGCTGGTAATGGGTAAAGGTTTCTTTGCTCGTCATAAACATCCCTTACACTGGTGTGTTCAGCAAATCGTTAACGGCATCAGATGCCGGGTTACCTGCAGCCAGCGGTGCCGGTGCCCCCTGCATCAGACGATCCAGCGCAGTGTCACTGCGCGCCTGTGCACTCTGTGGTGCTGCGGCCAGAATACGGCGGGCCGTTTCCACGGTCATACCGGGGGTTTCGGCCAGCACGCATGCCTGTTCTTCGCGTCCGTGAGCCTCCTCACAGTTGAGGATCCCCATAATGCGACTGTTTTCTGCCGCAACCGCTGCGGTGATCTGCGCGTTCACGTCCGGCTGCGCAGCGCTGGCGTTCTCGCCCTCCGTCGCTTGCACCACGCCAGTAACGTCAGCCTGCGAAGCAGTGGCTGAAACAGTTGTTGATTGAGTCTCTTTGGTCATTCGCCCTCCTGAGAGACGGGATTTACGTGCATCCAGTGCATCACGCATGACGGTGATCGCATCGGTACTGTTCACAAGTTCATCAGCCAGTCCGGCATCAATGGCCTCCTGACCGCTGTACACTGCAGCCTCGGTATCCAGCACAGCCTGCACGGACAGGCCGGTATATGCCGACACCTTCTGTGCAAACATCCGGCGGGTTGCATCCATCCGGGACTGCAGTGTTTCCCGGACCTCATCCGGTAGATGGCTGTAGGGGTTGCCATCCACCTTATGGCTGCCGCTGTAAATCAGCGTGATTTCCACGCCCTGTTTCTCCAGCGCAGCACCGTAATTACTGTGAGCCATCATGACGCCGATGGAGCCTGTCCGGGCGGTCTGCGTGACCAGACGCCGGGAGGCGGCGCTGGCAAGCAGCTGACCTGCACTGCAGTTCATGTCGTTGGCCAGCGCCCATACCGGTTTTATGTCTCGCACACGGGCGATGATGTCAGCACAGTCAAATGCTCCCGCCACCATCCCGCCCGGTGTGTCCATATCCAGCAGAATGCCGTCCACCATCGGATCGCTGGCAGCCTGTTGCAGACGGGCGATAATGCCGTTGTAACCGGTCATTCCCGAATACGGCTGCAGCGCCCGCGTCCGGCTGACCAGCGTACCGGACACCGGCAGCACGGCGATGCCGTTCATGACCTGATAACTGCGGGCCTGTCGTGGTCCGTCATCATCACCGGATAACGCCAGCGCCGCGGGTGCCTCTCCGGCAGTCAGGCTGTCGCCGGATACTGCATCCGTCAGGCGGCTGATCCCAAGCTGGCCTGCAAGCGCACAAAAGAAAACCCGCGCATAGGCGGGTTCAAGCATCAGCGGCTCATTAAAGGCCATGCTGGCAATATGCGGGAGATTACGCAGCTCTGCTGTCACTCTTCTCCTCCTCTGTTGATTGTCGCAGCCCGGATTCAAATGCCGCTGCCGCCCAGGCGGGCGGTTTAAGACCGGCTTCGCGGCGCTCCATCGTTTCACGGACCTGCTGGGCAAAAATTTCCTGATAGTCGTCGCCGCGTTTTGCGCACTCTTTCTCGTAGGTGCTCAGTCCGGCTTCTATCAGCATCACCGCTTCCTGTACTTCTTTCAGACCATCGATAGCCATACGACCGGAGCCTATCCAGTCACAGTTCCCCCAGGCGCTGCGGGCTTCCTGAAAGCTGAAGCGCGCTTTTGAAGGTAACGTCACCACGCGGCGAACGATGGCCTCTTCCAGCCAGCACAGAAACATCTGGCTCGCCTGACGGGATGCGACGAATTTTCGCCGCCCCATAAAGTGCGCCCACGACTCGTTCGCGCTGGCCCGTGCCGTGGAGTAGCTCATCTGGGCGTAATTCCGGGAAAGCTGCTCATACGAGACACCCAGCCCGGCAGCGATATACCGCAACAGTGACTGCTCAAACACGGAGTATCCCCTTTCGTCTTCATCCAGTCTTTGACAATCTGCACCCAGGTGGTGAACGGGCTGTACGCCGTCCAGATGTGAAAGGTCACACTGTCAGGCGGTTCAATCTCTTCACCGGATGACGAAAACCAGAGAATGCCATCACGGGTCCAGATCCCGGTCTTTTCGCAGATATAACGGGCATCAGTAAAGTCCAGCTCCTGCTGACGGATGACGCAGGCATTATGCTCACAGAGATAAAACACGCTGGAGGGATCATCCGGCATCCATTTGAGGCCAAACGGCGTCTCTTTGTCGCCAAATTTAAGGTACTGCTCCTTCCCGCAGTGCGGGCAGGCAACATGAAAACGCATAAAATGCGGGGATTCACTGGCTGCACGCTCAATCTGGCAGGTGCCTCTCACTTTGGGCGTGGAGCCACGGATGGATTTTGGCCAGACAGAGCCTTCAATACGCTTATCGCCCAGGAACGTCGGAGAGCCTTCCTGTTCAATATCCTCATCAAAGGCAGCAAGTTCATCATACCCCGCCACATCCACTGACTTTTCACGGTAGTTTTTTGCCGCTTTACCGCCCAGGCACCAGAAGCCACGCCCATTGGTGAAACGCTTCATGGTGAGCGTGTTATCCCGGTGCTTTTTGCCATACCACGGGGCCAGCGCCAGCAGCGAAGGAATATCACGGATGGTCGGCTCAACGTGGGTTTTCATAAAGTTCTCGGCATCACCATCCGTCGGCAACCAGATAAGTGTGTTGCGCTGCTTATGCTCTATGAAGTAGGCATAAACACCCAACAGCATTTTGGAATAACCAACACGGGCAGACTTCACCACATTCACCTCGCGGATGTAGTCGCTGCCCATCGCATTCATGATGGCCCGCTGAAAGGGCAGTGTTTCCCAGCGCCCTTCCTGGTATGCGGATTCTTTCGGGAGATAGTAATTGGCATCCGCCCATTCAACGGCGGTCTGTGGCTCCGGCCTGAACAGTGAGCGAAGCCCGGCGCGGACAAAATGCCGCAGCCTGTTAACCTGACTGTTCGATATATTCACTCAGCAACCCCGGTATCAGTTCATCCAGCGCGGCTGCTTTGTTCATGGCTTTGATGATATCCCGTTTCAGGAAATCAACATGTCGGTTTTCCAGTTCCGGAAAACGCCGCTGCACCGACAGGGGGATCCCGTCGAGAATACTGGCAATTTCACCTGCGATCCGCGACAGCACGAAAGTACAGAATGCGGTTTCCACCACTTCAGCGGAGTCTCTGGCATTTTTCAGCTCCTGTGCGTCGGCCTGCGCACGCGTAAGTCGATGGCGTTCGTACTCAATAGTCCCTGGCTGGAGATCTGTCTCGCTGGCCTGCCGCAGTTCTTCAACTTCCCGGCGCAGCTTTTCGTTCTCAATTTCAGCATCCCTTTCGGCATACCATTTTATGACGGCGGCAGAATCATAAAGCACCTCATTACCCTTGCCACCGCCTCGCAGAACGGGCATTCCCTGTTCCTGCCAGTTCTGAATGGTACGGATACTCGCACCGAAAATGTCAGCCAGCTGCTTTTTGTTGACTTCCATTGTTCATTCCACGGACAAAAACAGAGAAAGGAAACGACAAAGGCCAAAAAGCCCGCTTTCAGCACCTGTCGTTTCCTTTCTTTTCAGGGGGTATTTTAAATAAAAACATTAAGTTACGACGAAGAAGAACGGAAACACCTTAAACCGGAAAATTTTCATAAATAGCGAAAACCCGCGAGGTCGCCGCCCCGTAACCTGTCGGATCACCGGAAAGGACCCGTAAAGTGATAATGATTATCATCTACATATCACAACGTGCGTGGAGGCCATCAAACCACGTCAAATAATCAATTATGACGCAGGTATCGTATTAATTGATCTGCATCAACTTAACGTAAAAACAACTTCAGACAATACAAATCAGCGACACTGAATACGGGGCAACCTCATGTCAACGAAGAACAGAACCCGCAGAACAACAACCCGCAACATCCGCTTTCCTAACCAAATGATTGAACAAATTAACATCGCTCTTGAGCAAAAAGGGTCCGGGAATTTCTCAGCCTGGGTCATTGAAGCCTGCCG